ATACTTCGGTAAGACGATTGGTGCCGGACTTGCCGATTATGATCGAGCAAAATTGTTGTACGCACTTGACGGGTACGACTTGTTCAATTACTCAACGTCCTTCCATATCAGCGCGATCAAAGACGGGTATTTGGACTTCGACTTTGAACGCCCAGACCGTTCAGGCATTGAAGCAGATGTTAAGGCAAGCTTTGACCCTGTTCATAACTTGTGGTTGGCAGTCTGCTGGATTGGTTTGGCACAATATATACGCAGCGATGTTGCCAAGTGTGTTGCCGCCCATTATCACGGTCTTATTCTTGCAGAACGTCTTTTATCGGTCTCTTAGTAATCGTCCAACCCGCATTTCTGCCAGTTGGATGTTTATCGACTCGCATACATGATGTGAATATCGAATAAGAAAGATTTTTATTTTCACAAAATGTTTTTAAGTCGCTTGTTTCTGTCGTAAGTCCTTGTGGACTTACGACAGAAAAAATATACTTTGATCTAGGGTGCGATTTTGACATTTTACTTTTTGTTTCATCGCTCACTCTAATTTTTCTCCTATTAACCCACGCAGATTTTAGTTTAGATTTTGTCGCGTCGGTGTGTTTTTTGCCAGATCGCCCTTTATTTTTTTCGCTAAGTTTTGCCTTAGTTTCACTAGATAGAGGTTTTCCAATTTTCGATTTTGCTATTTTTTCTTTAGATTCTGCTGAATGTTTTTTACCAAAGAAGTGATTCTCTGTTCCAGGTCTGGCACCTCCTCCGCCGAGAGTGATGTTCATACATTGCGGATCTGTAATAATTTTTTCAGACACTAGTTCTGCTTCCCTAACACTTAACTCTCGTCTTGTTGGTAAAAATTCTAAAATCTCCCGAGCGTGAAGTTTCTTTCCGTATTTCTTAATAGAGTTGTTTAGGATAGACCCGCTTCCTAGATACCCATCGTCAAGGCGGTCGGTGCTATGCATTCCGATGTAATATGCCCCACTACCGTCCAGTCTCGTAGTTCTATAAATGAAGTGATATTTCCTAGTTGATGGTTGATTTTGCATAGGCGGTCCTTAGTTGATAGTGTATTTATCGTAAGTGGGGGTTGTTTGATACATTAAAAACGATCGCTTTTGGGCGCCCCGCAAAAGTGTGTTATAATCAATCCTGTCAGAAACAATTCCTTATTCAGCAACTAATGCTATATTATGTGAGAGGTGAAGATCATGGCAATCGGAGTTTTACGTTCATCTAAATCGGAGTATGAAGTCAGTCTTGAAGAAGTGAGATTGATGATTGCCGAAAAATTAGATGTCAATGCTGCTCAAGTTCAAGTTGAGTATGTCACCAAATATCCTGAAGAAGACGGATATCTTCGCAGTGTTGGTGTGCCCGCAGTTGCCAATCTGAAAGTTACAGTTTTCCATCACGGGCAGTAACTCGTTACACCTGTAATTTTGACTTGGGTGTATAATTGCCAATCAACATCAAGGATTGAATATGAGTCTCATTTCACAAATCAAAGCAGCACAAGTTCGTGCTCGTATCACACGATCCGACACGGTCGCAATTCTGACAACCCTGCTCGGCGAAGCAGAAATGATCGGCAAGAATGCCGGCAACCGCGAGACCACCGATGAAGAGGTCATTGCTATCGCCAAGAAGTTCATCAAGAACATTGACGAAACAATTGCTGCCATTCGAAAGGTCGAGATGACGGATGAAAAGGCAGCGGCCATTCGCATGGCACATGCTGAACGCGGTGTGGTTGAACAGTTCTTGCCTTCGCAAATGAACGACGACCAATTGCGCACAGCGATTCAAGATGTCATTGGCGGCATCAAGACCGCTGGTGAAGTTCCAAACATGGGTCTTGTGATGAAGGTATTGAAGCAGCGCTTTGATGGTCAGTACGACGGCAAGGCGGCATCGACAATCACGAAAGAAGAACTCCAATGAGTCAATACAAAAACTTCGACCTCAACTATCGCTTCTACGCGTTCGTAGCAAATCTGTACTTGAGTCCTCTTCAGTGCGGTCTTCAGACAGCGCATGTGGTTGCTGATATGTCGATGTCGTTCACCGACGAAGACGAGGCTAGCGAAGCATACATTCAGTGGGCAACGAGCGACAAAGTGATCATCATCTGTGGTGCTCTGAATCATGGTGGTGTTACCAATTGCTACGACACGTTGTTGAACTTTCGTTTGCCGATTGAACTACCAATTGACATCTTCTACGAAGATGAAATCTCGATGAACGGGATGGCAACTGCGTGTGGTGTCGTTGTGCCGAACATTTACTTCGACGCGGTGTACGATGCCGGCGAAAGCGATCCGTGTTTGGATCAAACGGTATATGGTCCAGCGTACATCTACACTGACAAGGAAACTGGTGACTATATCCGGTTTCCTCTGTCTTCGCAAGAAGGACAATTCATTCAACATATCAAGTCATATCGACTTGCCTAATAGGAGAAACTCAAATGCGCATTTACGGTTTTGGCAACGCCCTCTTTACGGTGTTCCCGCTGGTCAAAATCAATTCACGTCTGGACGGGTATTTCATCGACGCCGCTGGCGCGATCTTTTCTACGAAAAAGGGTCCAGCGCAGCGTCTCATCGGGTCGCAGACAAAGTCGTGGTATCCGCGAACCTACACCCTGTCCAATATGAACTACATTGGGCATCAACTCTTGTCCGCCTCGAAAAGTCATCGCGATTGGGCAAAAGAAATTCAATTGGAATCCGCGCCAATTGTTGACACAAGCGGTTTTGTTAACCAAGCAGCAGTATCGCCACGTTCGCATGCCAAGTCCGTTCACGAAGGCATTACCGGCCGCGGTGTTGTTATTGCTCAAGTCAGCAAACACGATGACATCGAACATCTGGAATTCGGTTCCAAACCGGCGATCCATATGGCCGAGAACTCGTGGAACAGCGAACTTCAACGTTTGGCATTCGCTAAACCTGGCACCAAGTTTGTTGCGCTGAAGATCGTCGGCGGATTGGTTGCCGGCGGTGTCACCAAACTGTGACACTCTTACAGGCGTCAAAATGGTATCTTTTCATCGCGCCGCCTCGACCGGCCTTTTGACAATGTGGGCATATAACTAAATCGTAGAGGCGCCCTTTATTGGGCGCCACTAATCGACCGCTTGAGCAACCCTCAGATCTAAACTTACTCATCTTTTGTCGAGACCCATTTTTATCTAGGGTTTGATTAAGTTTCATTTTCCTAAGATCTGCTTTAGATAGCCCAGTCATCTCATCGATAACCGATCTTTGTTCTTTTTGAAGTCTACCAGCTCGCTGATAGCCAGTAAGACCATCTTTGCCAACTACTAATCGCGTAGCGTGCCGCTTTGTTTGTTGGGCTTCTGAGATACCAGGCCACGCACATTTGTTTATAACATTCGGTCTACCAACAATCCTCTTGTTGACCCTGCTCTCCCAGCGTTTGGCTTCTTCGGCCGTCTTAAAGGTTTTTCTAACCTCAGCTTTAAATGCATCAATGCCTTCAACCTGAATTATTTCTTTTATTTTGGAAGACGATGTGAAATATATACTCCAAAGGTCTGATGGGTGGCAACCCTTAGCCCACCGAACCCCATAGTAGATTTTGCCTGTGTCGAGGTGTGTGATACAATAAGTAAATGGTAACATTTTCGAGTTCTCTTTAGTCTAAAATATTTATGCAAAAAACAAAATCCATCGAAGAAAAATACAAGAAATTAAATGAGGTTGAGCATGTCTTACTTCGGCCAGGCAGGTATATTGGGTCAGTGAAGCCGCATACCGCTGAAGAATGGCTGCCGAATGCTGATAAGCGAATGGCTCGCCAAGAGACCACATACAACCCAGGTTTTCTAAAGTTATTTGATGAAGTCATTTCGAATTCAGCGGATCACAGCAAATCCGCTGAAGGCAGACACCTTGATACGATTCGCGTTGACGTAGATCAAGTAAAAGGTGAAATCACCGTATTTGATAATGGCGGTATACCAGTTGTTAAACATCCTGATTACGATCAATATATCCCAGAAATGATTTTTGAATTGCGGGCAGGATCAAATTTTGACGATGATGACGATGCGACTCTTACGGGTCAAAACGGGGAGGGTGCAGCGTTAACTTGTATCTTCAGCAAAAAATTTAGAGTAGAAACATCAGACGGGAAAAAGAGATTTTTGATGACCTTTGGGTCAAACTCACAAGAGCGCCCACCGGCAAAAATCGAAACAGCAAAGGACAGCAAAGGCTTCACTCGCATTACCTACTTACCAGACTTTGAAAAACTTGGCATGGGCGGGATTGACGATGGCAGTTATGCAATGTTACATTCTCGCGTTGTTGAAGTTGCCGCAACAAATACCCACCTAAAGGTTTATTGGAATGGCGAGCGAGTAGTAACTCGGTCATTCAAAGACTATATCGAAATGTATGTTGGGAAAGATGGCGAATACGCTTACGATGAAACCGATTCATTTAAGGTTGGTATTGCTAAATCCGAGGATGGTTTTCAACATACATCATTCGTAAACACGTCGAAGACGAAAATTGGCGGGACGCACATTCATTACATCATCAACCAGATTGTTGATGGGTTGCGGTCTCATATAGAAAAGAAAGCAAAAATTCAAGTAAAGCCAGCAGACATTAGAAATCATTTACACTTATTTGTCGATGCTACAATCGTGAATCCTAGATATTCATCGCAAACAAAAGACGAATTAATTACTGAGCCAAGCGCTTATGGGCGCACCTGGTCTTGCCCAGACAAGTTGATTCAGAAGTTGCTGAAGACTTCTATCATTCAATCGGTTCTCGACTGGGTTGAAGCAAAGAAACTCGCCGAAGAGATGAAGACTCTCAAGGCAGCAGGCAAGGAACTCGGCAAAGCGGATCCACGCAAGGTCGAAAAATTCTCAGATGCCGCAGAGCGTCATCAACGAATCAAATGTATTCTGTTTCTGTCTGAAGGAGACTCAGCGTCCAAGTCCATTCAAGGCGGTCGTGGCGACAATCCGTACATCGGATCATTCCCGCTCAAAGGCAAACCTGCCAATGTTCGTGAAAAAGATCCTCTGAAGGTTCTCGGGTTAGACAAGGAAAAGAAGGACAAGAACGGCAAGATCGAACCGAATGAGATTCAGAAGATTCTCACGGTCATCGGATTGAAGATTGGCACGCCAGTCAAATCACTTGATGAACTTCGCTTCGGCAAAGTTGCCTTCGCATCCGATGCTGACGTCGACGGTTTTCACATCTGCGGATTGCTGATGAACATGTTCGACAGATTTTGGCCCGAATTGTTCGACCTAGGTTTCGTTCACATTCTTCGCACGCCGGTTATCATGGTCACGCTGAAGGACAAATCAACTCTCGAGTTCTTTACTGAACGCGACTACAAGGCGTGGGAAGCGAAGGACGGACAAAAGGTCAAGGGTTGGTCGATGAAGTACTACAAAGGTCTGTCCACTTGGAGCACGAAGCAGTTCAGTTTGTTCCTCGGCAACCTCGAGAAATATCTCTTCCGAATTGATATGGTCAACAACGAGGACAAGGAAGCGATTGATCTCGCATTCAACTCTCAACGTGCTGACGATCGCAAAGTTTGGTTGGAGACCGGTGCCGCAGACTTCGATGACTTTATTGTGAGAGCGTAATATCATGGCATTCTACACTTCAACAATTGACAAATCTCCACGCTACGCCACTCGCGCGACACACGTTCCGACAGTACCGCATTTCGCGGTTCTTCTGGAAGATGACTTCAGGTATGATGACGGTTACGGGGACTCTCGCTCTGGACCATCGTACTCGCAGCACGAAGAACTTCAATACCTCGTGTTCACCTCTCATGATGCCTTGAGCGCATGGGTGCTGGCCAACTTGGTCAAGAAAGACAAGTTCAAGATTATCAGCAGCACGCCTGTCGACTTCGAAATCAAGACAGAATTTTTGCTAAAGTGAAATAGAATACAACAATGAAAAAATCAACAGCACCAGTAGTTCACGGCAACTCAACAAAACAATCAATCCGCGTCAAACACTTCTTTGATTCGGCGTTGAAGACCTTCAGTCTTTATGACAACGTACGGTCCATTCCAAAATTGACCGACGGATTGAAACCATCTCAGCGCAAGGCAATCTGCGGCACACTTACTCGTGGTGAAAATGCTGGCGAAATTCAAGTTGAGCGTTTGGCATCGATGATCGCCGCTACCACAGACTATCACCACGGCGCAACGTCGATGGTTGGCACAATGGTCGGTATGGCATGCGACAAAATGCCTGGCATGAACAACATGAATTTGTTTATTCCATCCGGACAGTTTGGATCGCGTCTGACTAAAGAAGCAGGAGCAGGTCGATACATCTTCACAGAGTTGTCTCCGTACTTTCGTCAACTCTTCAAAAAAGAAGATGACTGTATTCTCCAACCAATCATCTCTGATGGCGAAGAGATCGAACCGCACACGTACATTCCACTGCTGCCAATGTCGCTCGTTAACGGCGCCTCTGGAACAGGAACAGGTCACGCTTGTGAGATCTACTCCTACCATCCCGAGGAACTACGAGACGCCATTCTGAGCGTTCTAAATGCCAAACCAAATAGTAAATCCAAACCCCTGAAAGACGGCGCCCTGTCGCCGTTCTTCCGTGGTTATCACGGGACAGTGGTTCGTAACAAGGAAACTGGGCAAGTCGTTACGACCGGTAAACTCAAGGTTGTGAACAGCACGACCATTCAGATTACCGAATTGCCGATTGGCGTTTACCTCGACACCTACAAGGACTTCCTGAATTCTCTCGAAGAGAAAGAGTTCATCAAGGATTACGAAGACGCTTCAACAGAAGATCAGTTCTGCTTCAATGTGACTGTGCCGCGTAGCACAAGTATCCTTGATCAAGAAACCCTGTTGTCGAAGTTCAAACTCATTGGGCGCGGTACTGAAAACTTTACGCTGTGGAATCCTGCTGGCACACTTCAAAAATACGTCTCAGCGGAAGATGTGATTCAGGCATTTGTGCCATGGCGTCTATCGCAGTACGAATTGCGTCGTCAAAAACTGATCGTCGACACAGACGAACAGATTCGCTATCAGTCCGAAGTGATTCGCTTCATTCGCTTCTATCTTGCCAACACAAAAACCTTCAAGGACACAGGCAAGAAAGATCTCGTTGAATTGCTGCTCACAAAAGATTTTGTTGACTACGACAAACTGCTCTCGATGCCAATGTGGAACTTGACAAAGGATCGCATTGCCGAACTCGAAAAGCGCCTTGCTGATTTGAAGGCGTACTTGGCAACGCTGAAGTCAGATAGCGCTGACGAAATGTATCGTCGAGAACTGAAGGCATTCAAATATGCGTGATGTACTTTGTACTGTGACTGGGCGAGGTGACCTTGCGATGGACGCTGAGGCGCGCAAATACATCGGTGCCCTTTGTGTCTTCATAAAAGTAACCAAGTCCGGTCTTGTACAAGTAGCGCGAGTGATTGATAGATCGCACACGGTTTCAGTTCCGCAATCAAACATTGAATTTCATGAAAGGGAAGATCGTGAGTTACATATTCCGAACAGACGGCAGACATTGGAGGTTTGCCAAGAAGACCAAGAGCATTCAGGCAAAACCTATGTCGAGCGTGGTCGTCGACAGAATCGCACATCGCAGTTGGTTGATCGACACACTTGAAGGCAGCGAACCGATTGACCTAGCAAATATGTTATGTCTTGGTGAAGGCGGTGAACCGTGGCAACAAACACCTCTGACGCTACTTAAAAAATACAATGTTACCAGCATTGACGATAACGGTTGGTTAACTTGTACACCGAAACCCGAAAATGAGGTAGAATTCTTTCAACTCGAGAAATTAATGCTCGGGATGGACCAACCTGAATTTGTATACATTCAAGGGATGTTTGGCGAGACCGTAATGGGAACGCCGAATCTTCTTCGATGTAAAGTTGGTGATTACGTTTGTCGCCAACCACATGATCACAAAGACCAATGGGTTGTACGACAATCATTGTTTGAAAACACATACACAAATTTGTAAAAGGCATTTTGAATGAGCGATTTTTATTCAACACTCGGTGTAGCAAAGACCGCCACTCAAGACGAGATCAAAAAAGCGTATCGCAAACTCGCGAACAAACACCATCCAGATAAGGGTGGCGATGAAGAAAAATTCAAGTCGATCAAAGAGGCATATGAAACTTTGTCCGACGAGAACAAGCGAGCCGCATACGACAACCCGTCGCATTTCGGCGGTGACGCAAGTCAGTACAACGACCTCAACGACATCCTTCGACAGATGCGTCAGCATGTCAATGTCATTCCTGATGTTGTTGCTCGTGTCAAGATCATCGATGCGTATCGCGGATTCAACCTTGAACTGAAGATCAAGGGACAAGACGATAGCGTGAAAATTCCTGCCGGCGTGCCGAATGGTGCTCGCGGACATTTCACAACGAAGAACGGCAACAAAGTATTTGTCACCACAATCTTCGAACCATCTGAGTTCACAGTCAAACATATCAACGAGGCAACTCAGCAGATTTCGCCAGACGGAAAAACCTTCTCAGGCGTGATCGACACCGGACTCGTTGAGTTGACACTTGAAGTTGACGCACTCGATTTGATCCTTGGAGCATGGGTCAACGTCAAGGATATTCTTGGCGACACATACTCTGTTCGAATCCCTGCTGGTCACAATCTAAATCAGCGCCTGAAAGTGAAGGGCAAGGGTTATTCGAATTGGTCGATTGCCAAGAGCGAGGCAGGTTGGCGCAATGACATGTTGATCCGCGTTGTGCCACTTTTCAAGCAGGTTAAGGACTTGCCTTTCGAAAAGATAGAGCAACTGTACACTCAGGCATTAGCACTCAAGGTCGAGCAGAGTAAGAAGGACGCCGCCTGATGACTTTAAAAATGAACTATGATGGTTTGTATAAGATCATTAGCGGTGGACAAACGGGAGCTGATGCTGGTGGTCTGATTGCCGGTTGGCGAATGGGCATTCTGACTGGTGGCACTGCGCCGGATAATTTCAAGACTCAGTTAGGACCTAACCCGCTGCTTGAAACTTTTGGGTTACGTCCTGGCGGCGACTACAATCAACGAACCAAAACCAACATTCTCGATAGCGATGGAACGGTTGTTATCGGCGTCGATCTCACTAGTCCAGGTTCGCGTCTCACAATCAACACAGCGAAAAAACTAGGCAAACCAGTGTTGACATTGGATATTCGCAATCTCATGGAAGTCCTGCCAGCGGGGAATGAATTTGATTCGCTAGCAATAGTTCGTCAACACGGTGTTCGACTCTTCGAATTCATCGTTGAGAACCAAATCGGTATTTTGAATGTTGCTGGCAATCGCGAGATTCTCGAGAAGAACAATCCGCATAACTTTGCTGGGTCGTCGCCAATTACAGCGATGACAGATTACATTGTCTGCTTCGCGTTGGATCTTCTTCAGATCGATGACCTTCTTATCTACAAGAACGAATGTGACGAATCCAGGGTGTAAATAGCGAATAGTCGAAATTCGCCAATGTACAACCCATATGACATCTTAGGTATTCCTCGAGGTTCTTCAATTGAAGTTGCTCGGGCGGCATACCGAAAATTGGCGATGTTACATCACCCGGATCGCGGCGGCAGCGAATCAAAGTTCAAAGAGGTGAAGCAGGCGTGGGAACATATTGAAAGCGGTTGGAGTGAACCGGTTCAACGTCCCGCTCAACAGCAACCTCGACGCAGCAATACAACTTGGTCTAAACCGGAAGATGTTTGGGAAGGGTATGCGGCAAAGCAGGCGCGAGCGCAAGCGGCAGCATCGCAGGCATACAAGACTGCCAAACCTAAAATTACTCCGTATCAACAGCAATATGTTCAAGCATATCGTCCGCCCGCGCCGCCAAACAGAAAGAATGTAGGTGACTTTATTGCCCGTGTAAGTTTGGCAGAGGCATATCGCGGATTCATATGCGAAGTGAACGTTGATGGGAAGTCGCATAAGATTCGAGTTCCAGCAGGTGCGCCGGATGGATTACGATTCACAGCACCAATCGAAGGACTTGAAGATGTTACTGTGGTTGTTCGCATCAACCAAAGTCTCTACTCATTCACGAGTCTTGATTACGCCGTTTCCGAGAACACAATGGTCAATGGCGCACCAGAGCGAGTCCACCGAACGAAAGACCTTCGAGTCACTCAAGAAGTTCTTGACAGAGATCTCAGACAAGGTCTCTGCGTCCAAATGCTTGATTTTCTAGGTCAAGAGTACACGGTCAAAGTTCCGAGGTCTGACACTTCTCGCCCGGTCACCGTAAAGGTCGAAGGCAAAGGGTATGTTGATTGGTTCTCAACCTTAAAGCAGGCAGGAACAACTCGCGGCGATGTGTACGTCACGCTAGTGCCAACCGAAACAGTGGAGATGTCGCACCTCAGATTTTGATAGAATAGGTGTATGACATCAAAAACTCAACAGCAACGCAGTACTCAACTGTCGTATCTACTTCGACATAAACCTGAATCGGCAAACCTGACCCTTGATTCTCAGGGATGGTGTACGGTTTTGTCAATCCTTACTAACACCGATTTCACACTTGCTGAAATTAAGAAAATTGTTGCTGACGATTCAAAAGATCGCTATTCATTCTCAGACGAGACGATGACGAGCATTCGCGCAAATCAAGGTCACAGCGTGCCGACTGTGAAGATAACCTTCAAGAATGTGGTCCCGCCAGTTCAGTTGTTCCACGGGACTGACACTAAGAGCGTTGGCGCTATTCTCAAGTCCGGTCTGCTTCCTATGAAGAGACATCACGTTCACTTGTCAAACGACCTCAACACCGCACGCGCAGTAGGACAACGTCGCAAGGGCGGTGTCACAATCTTTTCAGTTGATGCCAAGCAAATGCTAGCAGACGGCATCTCATTCTTCATTTCAGACAACGGGGTATTTCTTGTTGATGAAGTCCATCCAAAATACCTATCAATTCAGGAGCAACTATGAACACGTGGGAAAATCAATACCTCGATCTCATTAACGAAATCTACCTCAGGGGTGATGATCGTACTGATCGTACTGGCACTGGAACACGGGCGCTATTCGGCAAACAACTCGACATTGATTTGACAAAAGGATTCCCTCTCCTGACGACAAAGAAGATGGCGATCAAAGCGATCAAAGCGGAACTGCTTTGGTTCCTTGAAGGTAGCAATGACGAGCGCCGCCTTGCTGAGATTCAATACGAAACACGCCATCTTGGCAACAACACCATTTGGACAGACAATGCCGAAGCATCGTATTGGAAACCAAAGGCAACGTTTGATCGTGACGTTGGAAGCGTTTACGGCGTTCAGTGGCGTTCGTGGAAGACTTACGAGAAGACCGGCACGACCCTGAGTACCGGAGATGCTGTGTATCTCAGCGGCAAACCAGTTGATCAGATCGCTCAACTCATTGACAAACTCAAAAACAATCCTACTGATCGCCGAATGCTGGTAAGCGCGTGGAACGTTGCTGATCTCGGCAATATGGCGCTCCCACCTTGCCATATGTTCTTCCAAGTCTTCGTGACGCAGAAGCGCAAACTAAGTCTCCAAATGTATCAGCGCTCTGTTGATACCGCACTTGGTCTCCCATTCAACATTGCGAGTTACGCGATGCTAGCACACATGCTGGCACACGTCACAGGTTGTACAGTTGATCGTTTGATCATGTGCCTCGGCGACACGCACTTGTATAACGATCACTTGGGAGATATTCAACAACAATGGGGTCGCGAACCAATGGCACCACCTAAACTCTGGTTGAATCCTGCTGTGAAGAACATTGATGATTTCAAGATGGACGACATTCAGATCCTCGATTACGAGAGTCATCCTGGTATTAAATTCAAAATGTCCGTATGAAAATTCAAGTCGGAAACATTCTCGAAGAAGTAACCTCTGGCATTATCCTTCAACAGGTTAATTGTCAGGGAGTTATGGGTTCTGGATTCGCCAAGGCGATTCTCGACAAGTATCCGGAAGTGTATAAGCAGTTCAGAAATCTTTCACAACGGTTTCTGTCACAAGACCCGTCAGGCGCATCTCTTCTCGGCGAATGTCAACTCGTTCGAGTAGCACCTGACTTGTTCGTTGCGAACCTGTTTGGGCAGCAGTATTACGGCAGAACCGGTGCGAAGTATACAAAGTACGACGCACTTGATTCATCGCTACACTTTCTTGCCAATCTGAAAGACGAATTGAACCTTCCGATTCATCACCCAGACATTGGGTGCGGATTAGGCGGTGGCAAATGGTCGATTGTTTCAGCAATCATCTCAGAAAATCTTGGCGAGTCAACCACACTCTGGGTTCAACCTAAATCGTAAATAGGAGATAGTAACCTCTATCTTCGATAATGACACTGCTCACAACGCTTAATGAGGCATCAGCGCATGCCATTGATGATCTAAAGAAAATCTTATCAAAAGACGATCGGACGAAAATCATCTTCAACAAGGGCGCCGATCTTGAAAATATTCAGGATAAGAAGACACTGTTGGCAACTCTGAAGTTCTTTGTGCTGAACAACCGAAACGTCATCGAGTTTGTGAACTCGCGCAGCGATGTAAAGGACATGTCGAAACATGTGCTGAAGCGATTACGCGAACTTCGTGCTGAGAAATTGACTCAAGCAGATATTCACGAAATTCAGGATTTTTTGACTGCGCTGTTTCGCGAACATTCTTATGTTGAACGAAGTGGAATGTCGCCGCATCTTCGTAAAGAGATAATGTCATGGGTCAATGGCAACGGGACTTACTTCTCGCTTTCGCCTTCGGCAAAGAAGGAACTCGAATCGCTCCCTAATGTTCGACCAACAAGACCAACATTGTTGTACCGTGGATTGTTATTCAGCGGGTCATCACTGTCAGAATACAAGCGCTATGACGGACAACTTGAAACTGGTGCCGGACTTAAATTTCTTCGCTCAATTCGAGAAGGCACTCGCATCGTAGACTTGACATGGGATCGTGCGAGTTCATGGACAACGGATCGGAAAATTGCTGAGCAGTTTGCTAGATTTAGATCCGCTAATTCCAGTCACGAAGCAACAATGAATTGGTTGTCACGTGGTAAAGACGTTATTGACGGAGATCTAGGTTTCGTCATTTCAACCCTAGCACAACCGGAAGATGTCCTGATTGATGTGGCACGCATGAATACGCAGGCGCACTTTCAACACGGCGGAGAAGGCGAATTCATTCTTAAACCTGGTTCGTACACATGCCGAGTCAGCACAAAGTACACCAAGACCGGTGAAGTTGACCCGATAGCATCAACACAAAAAGACGAAACAGTAATGTCCGCAGTGGAAGCGGTCAAGTCGTTTGCCAAGTCATTTGATCTTTCCGACTACAAGGAAATTGGCGGCGCTTGGAATCATCTCGATATTCGTCGCATCCTCGGAAACAAAGAAGTCGACCTATTCAAAAAACTTTCGTCGAAAGAAATGAAGGCACGCGTCCTTTCATTGTACGGCAATCTCAAAGAGGTCTATGATTCTTACATTGCGGCGCTCAAACCTGAACAACTCGATTCGTTAGTCGGCGATCGCGATATTGGACGTGTTGTGAAATGGATGAAGCGTATTCACGAACGCATGGAAACAACTGCGCAGCATCAGGCATTTAAGTCTGACAAGAATTTGCGTGGAAAAGTTGCCTACAAAGAGATGTCACCGTCGCAAGTACGAGAAGCAGGATCGTCGATGGCAGCTGAAGACATTCGAACACTCGCGGCAGATGCTAGATACACCGATAGACAGGTTGGCGAGTTGGCGAACTCAATGCTATCAGCATTCGGCAAGCAGCAGGTTCCTGACCTTCACCGCAAAGGCAAACCTGCCCAACAAGAAGCATTTGATGACATCCTTGATGGCTTCTTTAAGATGATGAATGTGACGCACCCAACCGATCGAGAAGAGGCAGTGAAGGCATTGCGAACGGCATTCCTTGCCACAGAACGAAATGCCCGTCTTCTTGATGTCCTTCACGGATACTACGAAGATCTCACAGACGCGCTCAAAAATACAGAAGACGCTTCGAAGACTGATAAATAATTATCTCCTGACACAGAAAGTTTAGTTTTTATGGGTGATCATATCAACACCAAGAAAGATCCGCACAAGCGCCAAAAGCGCCGCTTCTCAGAGGGTCAAGACCCAATGTCACAGCGAAAGCAGCGTGTATCATTCAAGTCTTACATTCAGCACCTTGAAGAAGATCTGCTTGAAGAAGAATTTCAAGACGCAGCTGATGACCTAAGCGAAGAGTAATAAGTTCTGTCTGCGCTGTCGCGCATAAATAGAATGTTAAGAACTTATTACCATGCTGCTTGTACCAATTAAGAACGACATTGTTAAATCTTCGAACGGGTTGCCTTCGAAGGTTTTGTCGTTTACAAATTACAAGAAAGATGGTCCGGCAGTTATAGTGAATGGCGGCGACGTCATCTACTTCTCCGACATTACAGAGATCAATGACCACAAGGTCAAGTTGATCAAAACAGCAGACGGATACAACGTGTTTGAGACTTCTGGGTTTGTCGAACGAAAGTTCCAACTCCCACAGGTTGGCGAAACAATATCAGTCGATCAAGAAATTTCCACTTTGCCATTCAAAGTCAAGCGTCTGAAACTTCATGTTCAAGATGAGCTTGCCTCTGGACTTATCGTTGAATGCGAGAAATCTGATAGCAAGGTGGTAGTCCCAATTCTCCTGTCTCAAATCGCCGATGTTGACGGGTACATATTCTCACGCAAAAAGTTCCTCGCTTACTACGAAGACTACAGCAACAAAGGTCACAAATGAATTCGCTCTTAAACAATTTAGATAAGCGACCTTTTCAGGTGTATACAATTGAACACGGGATTGAACGGTTCAAAGTTGCTGTGCCATTAGCAGAAGTTCGTGCCTTTGAAAAGGCATTTGCCGAGGCAATTGACGATGGCAACGATTCAAAAACAGACTTGCTGGAAGTCCTAAAACTATTCGGCGGCAAACTAAAAACGGTTGAGGCATAATGGCATACGATCTTCAACTTTTTACCAACAACGCCGTTAGTCTTTTAGCGGCGCCTATTTCGGCATCAGCAACATCGCTGACAGTGATGGCAGGATATGGATCGTTGTTTCCAAATCCAGGTCCGAATCAATTCTTCCTTGTAACTCTTGAAAACGAAACTGGGACAGCACGAGAAATTATTCGTGTCACCGGACGCACTGGCGATGTTCTTACATTCTCATTAGCGAATCGCGGTCAAGAAGGTACAACACCTCAGGCATGGGGCGCATCATCAGGCAATGACACACTTGTAGATCATCGTGTTACTGCCGAGACAATGCGACTTGCGATGTTGCTCCCAGAGAGTTCATCGACACCAGGAGCAACCGCTCTAACAATTCAAGACGAAGGTGTTTCCCTCGTAACGGCAGCAGACACACTTAACTTTGTCGGCCCTAATGTCGTTGTCACAGGCTCTGGAACAACCAAGACAATCTCGATTACTCCAACTGCTCCGGCAGCAGAAGAAGTTCACGGCGCAACGACTATTGTCCCTGTGCCAATTGATCCGACTTGGACACAGCCGCTGAGTTCGGTCACATACAGTCAGTTTCAGCGTGGATTCAAATTCTTCGTCACGATTCTGATGCCATCGAATTTCTTGTCGTGTACCTTTGAGGTCCTTGGAAATATTGGGGGCGACATTGCTGCTAACAATGAAACTGTGGTTTGGAACAGAACGGCTCGTGTTGGATACAACTTTGCCGGAACTGTCAACATCACTCTGAACAAAACAACGAAAGAGTTGGACTTGGTCTGGACAAATCTCGAAGCGAACCCAGTTGAAGTACTGTGTACTCGAATCCAGCACCTTCCATAAGACTTTCGCATAAATATACCGAACGTATTACATTCACGCTCGATTTGAGCATCTTAAAATAGGAGACATAAATGTCATTAGATTTCTTCCGTATCGAGCGTGGTCTTGAACTTGACGACCTCGTACAATACCTTCAAGGCGTAGGCAACCCAGGCGTTGCTGGCGACTCCGCTGATGCTCTCGTTGGATCGGTTTACACTGACAACGTTACTGGCGCAATCTGGACTAAGATCTCTGCCGGTACTGGTACAGACAAGTGGCAGAAACTTGCTTCAGAGACTTACGTCAACAACGCTGTTGGCGCAACGATCTCTTGGCGTGAACCAGCAAAGGTTCGTGACAATGTAGCAACTGTCCTCCCAACTGGTACTCCAACTTCCCCAATCACTGTTGACGGTGTTTCAATCACCAACGGTCAACGTGTTTTGTTCTCCGCACTCTCCGGTGGCGCTGGCAAGAACGTTTACGTTTACGACCAAGCATCAGGTGTATTCGTTGAAGACGCAAACAATGAATCTTCTGGCGATGCTGTTTACGTTGATGCTGGAACTTCAGCTGGTGTAACATACGTATTCAACGGTTCCGCTTGGGTTCAAACTGATCAGACATCCCTCGACGAACTCGGTTTCATCCGTTCGTTCATTGGTAAGTCTGCTGCTGGTTCAGAAGTTCCAGTTTACGCAACAAACAACTTTGCCCTCGTTGGCACAAGTCTTGAAACAGCGATCGGCGCCCTCGATACTGAAATCGGTGCTAATGTTTCTAACGGCAACTTCATCTTTGCTGCTAACAAGATCAATGCTAACATTCAAGCGCTTGACACTGAAATCGGTGCCAACGTTACGAATGGTGGTTTCATCACTGCCGCAAACAAGATCAATGCTAACATTCAAGCGCTTGACACACACCTCGGTGTTAACTTCGCCGCTGGCAACTACATCACTCTGAACCAAACAGTTTCTGGTGCCGTTACTGCTCTCGATGTGAAGATTGGTCCTGACGTTGTAACTGGCGGTTCAGTTGTTGCTGGTAACTCGGTATCTTCTAACCTCCAAGCCCTCGACACACAGATCGGTCCAGACGTTACAAACGGCGGATATGTTCTTGCTGCTAACAGCGCTAATGCTAACATTCAAGCGCTCGACACAGCATTGACAAATGCTACGCTTCAGACAACAGTCAACAACGTAACTTCAGTTCAGACAATCGACACAGCACCAGTTGGCACAGACGCTGCTAAGTGGTTCGTTCGTGCTGAACTCGTTTCTGACCCAAAACGTGTTTACGCCACTGAAGTTTATGCTCTCAGCGACGGCACAGCAACTGGTTCAGACTTCACACGTTACGCAACTCTGAAACTCGGCACTGCTATTCCAGGTCTGGTAGTTTCTGTTGACGCAGTTGGTGGTTTGCTCCGTCTCCGCGTTGTAGCAGGTTCTGCTGTTAACGTTACAGCACGTCGTGCTTCAGTATTGATCTAATCGGTCTTTACGATTTCTATCTTGACGGGATCCAAATGGATCCCGTCTTGCTTGCTGGCGATAAATAGATCATCTCATAAGGCGACCAAACGTGGCAAATATTACTGACGCATTCCTGCCGGAAAACGGCATCAACCTCGACGATCTAGTTGGTATCTTCGCAGGCACCACAGACCCTACAGTTGTTCCAGAGGCAGCACCAATTGGATCTTTGTTCATTCGATCAAATGGACAACTATACCAAAAGATTGGCGCGAATGACACACAGTGGATGGTCTTCTCGCAAGGTCTTGGCGAAGCAGTCAAGATCAGTGCGGTCGATACAAACGCAGGATATTTGAATAACAAACTGCTCGTCTCGTCTAATCTTACATCCACGATTGGCAACGTTGGCGCAAATGAAACGCTGACGCTTGATCTCGCGAACATCGGAGTCGCCGGCACATATTCACTGCTTACTGTCGATGCTAAAGGTCGCGTAACTTCTGGTTCAAATCCTGGTTACATCACCGGCAATCAGAACATCACTCTAACTGGTGACGTTACTGGTGCTGGAACAACGTCAATCACAACAACATTAGGGAACACAACTGTCGTCCCAGGTTCATACACAAATGCGAACATCACCGTCAATAGTCAGGGTCGCATCACAACAGCAACAAGTGGTCTTGCCGCTGCTGGCGCTCTCTATCTTCTGTACCAATCGACTAATGGGACTACTGGTGATCCGTTAGAAGGTCACATTCGCTGGAACAATGCTGTTCTCACAAGTTCGACAGAAATCTTTGTCGACAAGATCGACGATCAGGAAAATCCTGTTGGCGTTGATGTTTCGTTGTTCCTCGCCAAGGTTTCGCCTGGCGCTGTACTTTGGATTCAGCACCGAAATGATTCTTCAATTTATCAACGTTGGTCAGTAACAAGTGCTACTGACGCTGGCGGATATTTCACATACGGCGTGACGCTCCTTGATGCCGCGCCAACATTTGACACGATCTCGGCAAATCACGATCTCGCTCTCCACTTCAGTTTGGTTGGTTCATCGGCATCTGTATCGTCGGTTGCTGCTACTGCTCCTGCTGCTGGCATTACAATCTCTGGATCGCCAATCACATCGTCTGGCACTTTCGTATTCGGTCTGGCAAATGATCTTGCTGGTGTTGAAGGACTTTCAACACTCGGTCTTGCTGCTCGCACGGCGACTGACACTTGGGCAACACGCACAATCACTGGTACAACAAATCGTTTGTCCGTTGTAAATGGCAATGCTATCGCAGGAAATCCAACTCTGGATATTTCTACTTCATACGTTGGACAATCATCGATTACAACTCTTGGAACAATCACAACAGGTGTTTGGAACGGGACAACGATCTCTACATCGAACGGCGGTACTGGACGCACGTCGATTGGATCAGCAAATCAGATTCTTGGTGTCAACACCGCTGGTGCTGCCCTTGAATACAAGACTATTCAAAATGGGACTGGTATCGGATTGGCGCTCGCTTCCAACCTGATTACCATCTCGAATACCGGTGTGACATCAATTGCCGGTACAGCAAATCAGGTCATTGCTTCTGGTGCGACTGGCGCTGTAACTCTGTCATTGCCACAGTCAATCAACTCGACAGCATCGCCAACATTCGCTCAAGTTACTGTCGCGGGAAATCCGACGCTGCCACTTCAGGTTGCTACAAAGCAGTACGTTGACAATGCCGTACAGGGATTTAGTCCAAAGCAAAGTGCTCGTGTTGCTACAACTGTTGCTGGTGGAAACATTACCCTCTCTGGCACGCAAACCATTGATGGCGTTGCTGTTGCTGCCGGTGAACGTGTTCTTGTAAAGAATCAAACTTTGCCTGCCGAAAATGGCGTCTACGTTGTTGCTGCCGCTGCTTGGTCTCGTGCTGCTGATCAAGACGCTTGGTCAGAAGTTCCTGGTGCGTTCTTGTTCGTTGAAGAAGGTACAACACTCGCCGATACTGCTTGGGTCTCCACAGCAAATCAGGGTGGTACTCTTGGTACAACGGCAATCACTTGGGTCCAATTCAATTCTGCTGCTGACATCACCGCGGGTGCTGGTCTTACTAAGACCGGCAATTCTCTTGCGATCACAAACTCGATCACTGCTGGCGGTCCTTTCAACAACATTACATTCAATGCTCAAGGTCTTATCACCGCAGCATCGAACACAGCGTATCTGGTCGGCAATCAAACCATCACCCTTTCTGGCGATGTAACTGGTTCTGGATCAAATGCTATCACTACAACTTTGTCGAATACCGGCGTAACTGCTGGCACATACAAGTCTGTTACTGTTGACGCTAAAGGTCGAATCTCCGCTGGAACTAATCCAACAACGCTCGTCGGATATGGTATCACCGATGCTCAGGCACTTAACACTTATCTGACTTCTATCTCAGCACTTGCGACTAATGGTATTGTTGTTCGCAATGGCAACGTTGCTATCACACGAACAATCACCGCTGGTTCAACAAAAGTTTCCGTAACGAACGGCGACGGTGTTGCTGGCAATCCAACGATCGATGTCACTGAAGCAAATCTGACATTGAACAACATTGGCGGAACTCTTGGCATCGCAAAGGGTGGTACAAACC